GATCTTCAACGCCCCCGTTGTAGTCCGGTCCAGCGCCGACCCTGACGCCGACGGGGTACCCGTGCCGGCCGGGTTGCCGCTGACCCGGAACAGGGTGAACGGTCGCCCCGCCACCGTCGTAATGCTGGACTTGGAAAACGCGCCGACGGTGCCGGTGGCCATCGCTGCGATCAACTGGTCCCGGGTTGTGATGGCCACCGGCTATCCCCTACTCCTCGACCTCGACATCCAGCGTGAACAGGTGCGACGCCGGCAGGGCGTTGCCCAGGTTCACAAACGCGATCCCGTTCGCCGTGCCCTGGTCACAGAACAGCTCCTCGAACCCCTCGTACGGCAGGTCCACAGTGGTCTGCACGTTGAACGTCAGCCGCAGCATCGGGTTCGCGCCGATCGTCGGGCCGGTGGTGCCGGCCGCCGCGGCGGTGGTGATGTCCAGCCCGGTCGTCGCCGACGCGGCCCCACGCGGGTCCATGTTCAACGCCGTGATCGTGGAGAAGCCCGTACCGGCGGCCCGCACCGTCTGCCGGTACACCCCCACCGTCATCTGCTGCCCCGTCGGGGCACCGGTGCCGGCCCGCACCCCCAAGGTGATGCGCCGCAGCCGGTAGTTCGCCGAGGCGCCGGCCACATACGCGGCGAAGTAGCCGTTGAACGTGGTCCCCGACGGGGTGCCGGCTGGCTGCGCGGCCTGCGACTCGGCTGTCGCGTGGAACCTACCCATGACCTACCACGCTCCTGTCGCCCGGGCATGCGCCCGCTCATCATGCTTGTGCCGCAACTCTTCGTCGACCAGATGGGTCACCGCCATCGCGGCGGTGGCCAGGGCCGCGTCCAGCTGCCCCAGCCGGTCCGGATGGTCGGGGAACGTCGTACGCATCGCCTCGCCGACCTCGGTCAGCGCGGCGAGCGCCTGCTCAGGTGTCACTGCATCTCCTATGTGGACTAGCGCCGGCCGCCGTGGAACAGCGAGTAGCGCTGCGGGTCGTAATCCAGCGTCCGCGACGCGGGCGCTAACCCGGCCGCGCCCGCCCTGCTCGGCTGGACCCGGCGGCTGTACCGGCCGTACGCGGCATCCACCTCCGGAATACCGGTCAGGAACGCGTCCGGCATCGACAGCCGGTACGTGCCCCCGTCACCGGACGTGAAACTCGTTGCCCGGTCCGGGATCCCGGTGCGGGTGATGTTCAACCGCGACCGGAACCGGATCTTCGCCGCCCGGACCAGATCCGCCGGTGGGGCGTCACCGCCGTACTCGTACTCGACGACGATGTTCCGCCGGCCTTCGGTCCACACGTCCCCGTCGGTCCGGATCGCGCTCTGGTCGTCGACCACGGCCACCGCCGCCAGCTGCCCGGCGGTCAACGCCACCGCCGCCTGCCCGTAGCGGGGGGCCATCGACGCCGACCGGATCGTGCGGACCAACGCGTCCGGCAGGACCAGATCGGTGGTGCCGGTGCCGTCCAACACCACCCGCCGATAGCGGGGGACGAATGCCCGCAGGCAGATCCATTCACACTCGGTCTCGACCTCGGTGCGGGCCGCCGCCAACTCGTCGCTGGGGTAGCGGGTCGCGTCCGCCAGCACCGGATCGGAAGCCCGGCCCTCAAGCAGGGTGAAGAAAAATCCGCCGACGATCTCCACCTGGTCGATTTCGACAACCGCCGCACCGGCGATGGTCGCCGACCATGACACGGTGATCGCCGACAGGGCCGCCTGCCCGGCCATCGCGTACGTGTACCGGCCGGTGCCAGCACCGGCCGACGACGCCGTCCCGGAGAACACCGTCGAACCCGTCGCGTCGACCCCGGCGACAGTGACCGCCGTCGACGAGTCGGTGAGGACCTCACCAACGGCGAAGGTGTGGGACAGGGTGGCGGAGGCGCCTTTCGCAACCCGGATCAGCGGCACCGCCACCCACCCCCCATCATTCGATCCACACCGATCCGGTGACGGTGCCGGCCGACACCTGCACGAAGATCCCCGCCGCGCACCGCACCGCGGTGCCCAGGGCGATCTGCTTGTCGGCGGCCCCGGCGGTGGTCCAGGTGGCCAACACCGTCCCCGACGCGGCCGACGCGTTGTCCCAGATCGTCACTGTGGCGGCGCCGGAGGTGGCCAGCCAGAATCCCCACAGGGCGGTGGGGATCGCCGACACGGCACCGGACCCGGCGGCGGTCAACGCCACCGCGGTGGCGTTGGGCCTCACCGGATCCGCCAGGTCACCTGCACCAGGCCAGCCGGGATGAGCAGCCCGGTCCCCGAGTGCGCGATACCGAGGGTCAGCACGTCACCGGCGGCTGGCTGAAGGTCCGCGGCGGTGCCGGACAGGGTCATCGACTCGGCCACTTGCGCGGTGGAGTTCGTGGCCGAGTAGGCCCGGCTGGCCGGGACGGCGGTACCGGCGCCGGCGGTGGTTCGGTTGCGGAACGACAGGGTTGCGAAGTTGGTGCCGTTGGCGGTGACCGCAGCGGCTGGGGTCCACCGCACTGCGGTGATCTGCATGTTGTACGGCGCCACCACCAGCGGCCACTCGATGGCCGTGCCGGCGGCGACACCGGCGATGAAGAATGTGGCCGTACGGTCGCCGGCCAGTTCAACGTCCTGCATGTTGGTCGATCCCTCCTCGGGATGTTCGGGCCCACCCTGGCGCCGGTGGCGAGTACCGGCGCCAGGGGGGAGTTGCTTCCCCGAGACAACGGGGATGACGGTTCGGTGTCAGGAGTTTCCGCGCTGGAAGCCGCGCCAGTCCAGGACCGCGCCGGAGTAGATGTGCCGCAGCTTCCACGTGAACTTGTCCGCGTTGAACATGGACCCGACGGTCTGGTCGGACTGCTGGAACAGCTCCGGCTCGCGGCGGCCCTGGTAGAACCCGACCTCGACGGTGGGCATCTGCGACGGGTCCGCAACCACGATCCACCCGGTGGCCGACAGGGCGTCCCAGTAGTCCACCACCACATAGTCCATGCGGGCGTGGATGTTCGGGGTGTCGCTGGGCCCGGCCGGGGTCGCCGGTACCGCCACCGCCGACGAACACAGCTGGAATGCCAACTCCTCCAGGGTCGGCGGCACGATCAGCAGCGACGGCACCACCGACAGGATGTCCTGCGCGTCACCGTAGGCGGCCTGCTTACGCATCGCGGTCCGGGCCGCGGACAGGGCCGTCTGCGACAGGGCCGACGCGGCCGTGTTGGAGTGGGCGGCGTTGTACAGAGCCACCGCGTCGTAGATGGTCGGGTTGCTGGAGGTACCCAGCGGCCCGGCGCCGCCACCAGGACGGACCAGCTCAAAAACGAAATCGAAGATGGTCCGCTTGGCGGCCAGGGCCAGCTTGAACGGAATCCGCGCGACCGCCTGAACATCGTCGTTGGCGATCATCTCCAGGGTGACGTCCTCGGTGCCGCCCCGCTTGGCCAGCGTGTAGGTGGCCTCTTCGTTGCCGGGCGAGGTCAGCGGCTGGTACGGGGCACCCTGCGCCACGGTGGGCAGCACCCCGTAGCCGCCGACCCGGACCCGCCGCTGGGTGCGGAAGTCGTTGACCGGCGGCATGCTGGACACAATCCGCATCCAGTCCAGCAGGGCCGGCCGCTGGTATTCGGCCACCATCTGCCGGGTGACCGAGTCACCCAGGGCGGTCGCCCACGACGTCGACGACATCGATTCGGTGGTCCGCTGTGCCTGGTAGTGGTAGTCCGCCGGGGCCAGGGATTCCCGCAGTAGCAACCGGTTGAAGTCGGCGCCGAGCGGGTCGTCCCGGTGTCCGGTGAAGTCGAGGAACGCCTCCTTCAGCGACCGGTACGGGACCGGGCCGGCGTAGGACACGGACGCGTCCTGCGGCCGGCCGTACCGGTCGAACATGGCGTCCAGGCGCTGCACCTGGGTGTCGCGGGCTTCCCGGGTCACCTGGACCACGGACGGGCGCAGCCCGGCCCGTTCGATCGCCGGCAGGACCGCCTGGATGGACGCGATCTGCGCGTCCACATCGGACTCGGTGATCCGTGCCGGCAGGGCGGCGGTGACCGCCTCGGCGGCGGCGGTCAGGTTCGCGGCGTCCAGCTTTTCCCGGATCAGCAGCCGCCCCAGGAAGCTGGTCTTGTCCAGGGCCTCGGCGGCGTGG